AAACTTTGTGAAAAAAAAGAAAAAAAAGAAGACTTTTTGGACTCTAGTAGCCTATGACTAGAAACTCGAATATTTTAGATGCACAAGTTGAGCTGGTATTTGTTACTTCAACAAATTTGGCTTCTGCTCCTCCACCTACGTTATATAGTTGGATTTTCTCGTTGTCTTTGTCATATCTTACTTCCTGTAAACAAGTTGAATATGTTGGTATTACAGCAACGAGTGTGGAAATTCTGTTCTCTTTGAGGTCAGCCGACACTCCTCCTGTTACATAGTTATCACCACTACCGAAGGTAACTTTGATACTATATATTCGCAATTTTGAAACTAATGCTGCGTTGAAAGATAATGTCTTTCTAACATTAGCTGCTGTCCAATCGGATGTACTGATTGTAATTGCCATTACAAAATATGTTATCTATTCTTATATAAAGATTGCTTATTTGTTACTTTCGTATATGTTAATAAGATTTTGGATTATTTTTCTCCTATATCTATTATACTCTGTGTCATCTTTTATATTAGATATAATATTATTCCAATCTTTATAGTGTAAATCCCATGTTTTTTTATCACTATAAAATTCCATAAAATGTGATGCAGTCAGCCTTATTTAAATGTTTAAAAAAAAAGGGGTTTTATAGATTACAAGATCCCCACTTTAGTTGCCTAAAGTTTAATATCTCTAATCTTACCTTGACTCTTGAAGTGACGACAAACAGTTTCACCCATTGTTCTGAAAACGCCTTTCTCAACGAATGCGTTATTAACAAATGGATAAGCTGGTGAACGTCTTGTAGCTTCGTAATACTCAGTAGGAATTGCGATTTGAATTCCGATTCTTGGATATCCGTAGCCCTCACTGTCACTTGTGTCAAATGCGAATAGTCTACCAATTTCTGATGAGTCACCAGAGTTTGATGGAGCATCCTTACTTGGAATGAATGGGATTCCATAGATTGAATCTACGTGAATTCCGACACCTGTGCCTCGGAAGGTTTGAATTCCATTTACGTCAACTTGTACTAATGCTTCACCGTATGGGTTTGGAATACGGACTGAAGGCATGTATAAGCCTTGGATTTCGGAATATACTTCGTGAGATCCCAAAAATACATTAGGATCTTTACCTGCTGCGATACGAATCTTTCTAAGGAAAGTTCTTAAGGTATCATCGGTCAAAACGCCATTTGTACCAATTGTGCCTGATGCACTCTCAACTGTACAGTCAAAGTCTGTACCACTATCTCTATCAATGGTTGCGTTTGCTGCCCATGGATCGTAATAGCTTGTGTGTGAGCCACCTAATGCTGTCTCCTCTGCACCACTTGATACAATTCTATCTAGTGATTCAAAGTTGGTGGTACCAGTGTTGTTACCTGATGATCCTGCTGCTTCGGATTCAACGTCTGCTAAAAGCATTCTATTTAGGAATTCTTTGTGTTGTACAGCCATATACAATCTGAGAGAACCAAGTCCTCCCCAAATGTCATCTTTAGAGTGTGTTGCCAACCATTCCATAACTTCAGATGCACTGAAAGGCAACTGAGCAGTTTTTGGACGTACATCAATTTCTTGAAGTGTTGGTTTTACTGTCTCTGCGATGGTACCACCTTCTGATGTTCCACCTAATGCAGTGTTACCACTGATGGTGTTCAGAGTTGGCTTAGCTGTAATGACCCTCCATCCAGATTTATCCCATGGGTATTTTGGCAATATACCGAAGGCATTCGCCTCCAAATTCAATTGCGCCCATGCGTAAGCTCCATAAATAGCGTTAAAAACGCCAGTTGTGGATGTTGTTACTGGTGCGTCGGCTTTACGGAGGAGATTACGGTTATATCCGTAATAGAGTGCTTCAAGTTCATCGATAGTTTTTATTTGAACCATATCTACCACTGTCCGACCTCATCTTGGGTTGGTTTGTAGTATTTACCGTTCAGGATGTTTTGTGCAACTGTACTTAGTCCTTCAAAACCATTTGATCTAGCATCTTTTAGGATTGGACTAAAGTCTTTTCCAAATTCTGCTTTATCAACGTTCTCTAATGAGTTTGGTCTTGGGGTCTCTGTTGTAAAGGTATGTTCTGCCTTTTCAACAATTCGAGTTGCTTTACCGATTGGTTTCTCTTGACCTGATAGTTTTGAATCATCGTCAGATGTATCATCACCATCATCATCTAATCCACTTTGTTCTCCTTGAGGGTAAGGTTTTTCTGGAGCTTTGGTTTCTGTACCAACGTCTTCTTTGTCAGCAGTTCCTTTTGGTGCTGCTGGAAGGTCGGTAGGTTGTTCCAATGCTTTAACCCTATCATCAATTACTTGAACTGAGTCGAGTAGTGATTTCTGAGATTCTGCAATTACTTGCAGATTGTCAGTGATTGTGTCAAAAGTTGACTTGACGGTTTCCTCGAAGTAGGATTTCTCCTTTTCTTCGTGTTTAGAGTCTTTGGTGTCTGCTTCTTCGACTTTTTTGTCTTCAGAAGCATCTACTTTTGAATCTTTTTCGTTTTCAGCCATGTTATTAATAAAGATTTATAATGTGTGTTTATAAGTATTTCGTTTATATACCCTAATTAGTTTTTGGTTTTCTTTTAACTGATCTAGGCATATATTTGTTTCCACGCATCTGATTATTTAATTTATTGTTGGTTATTTGAGCAGAATTACCACTTCCTTGTGCGAAAGTTGAACCATCACCTACGTTATGTCGAATTAAACCTCCAATTGACCCTGTACCTTCTTCTCCCTTCTGTCTTGCATCTCCATTATGTGGTAAACCTTGTTCTATAGGTACTCCAAACTCCTCGTCATCCTCATCAGATTCGGTTTTCTTTGGTTGAGGTAATCCACTTCCTATCCATGTATCTTGACTAGCCTCTTGAGTATACATCCTATGTGCATCTCCCTGTGAGTTTGAATGGTCTCTATTTTTCTTTTTTCCTGTTGTTTCTTGTTTAATACCTAATGGTTCTAAAAGAAGTCTTTCTAATGTTTTTGGCATTTCATCTATTATCTTATCTCCTGTACTCTGTGGTCTCGCTTTGTCTGTTTTTTCATATGGATGGTCTTTTGAATATTGTTCTTCTATTTTTCTTTTAATCCTGCTTAATTTATCTTTAATATCTCCCAATGATGATGTTTTATGTTCTAATTTTTTTCTTTTTTTATCTGCTATTATTTTATCCAAAGCGTCTTCGTCAGGTAGTTTTTTTGCCTCTCTCCTTGAAAGAGTACCCATTCTTTTCTGCCAAGGGTCTTTCTGTCTACTTAGTTTTCTTGCAGTTTGAAATTCTGCTAGAGTCATACCATCAGGTAACTTACTTTCTGCTAATATAGCACTATTAGCTGAATAACCTTCCCCCCTTGGTTTAGGTTTAGTTGGGTTCTTCTGGAATGGACTACTTCTTTTTCTCTTGATTATATCATCCAGAGATTTGATTTTCTTTTTTCCTTTCTTTCCACTTAATACTGATGAAAGTTCCAATGCATCGAATTTTGGTTTTGGTTTTTTATTCCTTGCATTTATTTGGGCTATTAATTTATCTAAATCAGCTTCTGTTGGTAATATCCTTTTCTCAGACTGATAAGATCTTGGATTTTTCAATCTTTTTTTAGCTCTTTCTGCTTGAACTTCTTTAAGTGTTTTACCTTCATCGGATGCTCTTCCTTCAGCTCCTACAGGTGAATGCGATGATGGTTTTCTAACAAATTTTAATGCATTATCTATAATTGCTTTCTTCTCTTCATCATATAAAACATCTTTTTTACCTCTTTTTCTTTTACCCATCTGTGATAATAATTTACCTAATGCGTTAGTCTTCTTCTTTTCTTTTTTAGGTTTATCTTCTTCTGGTTCTTCTACTTTATGTCCTCTTTTAGGAAGATAAAATTCTGCACCATGTCTACCCTTTTTCGCCTCTTCTTCCTTTTTTCTTTTTTTATCTTCTATTATTTCTTTTAAGGCGTTAAAGTGAATAGGTTTGTCTATATGTGTTTGATATTTGTTTTCTTTATTTGGGGTTTCTGGACGAGTTTTTTTTTTACTTAGCATCGTTTTTATTTCATCTGCAATAAACTGTGATTTCAATTTGTCTGAAGACTTGATTGCATTAGCTTCAGATTCATATAAATCAGACATTCTGGTCTCTTTCTTCTGTCCATGATGTATATTCTGTGGTTTATGCTTACCGTCAATAATTAACTGACTTTCTACTTGTTGAATTGTTTTTTTATTTTTCTTTTCAACCTCTTCCTTCTCAGTTGAAACTCTTGGACTGTCAGGCATTTGTGAAAAGTTAGTTGATGTATCAGTTCCATATGGTGAATCTTTTGTAATACCATGTTCTGATAAAGGTTTATTACAAGTTGGACATATCATATTTTGCTCTTCTTTTGATAAGAACATATCAACTGTATTTATGTATTTTTGTGCATCTGATTTTTCTAATTTTTGTTGAATAGCTCCACACCATCCTTCTGGATTATCTTTATCTTTGTTATTATTAACACATTGTTGGAAACTACCACTTCCACCTTTACCGTCTGGTATAGGCTTTGTAATGTTTTCTCCTTTCTCTACACCTTCTGCTTGTTCTTCATCGGCAGTAGGGTTGTTTGCTGCAAGTGATTCATCTTGGTTTCTATGGCTAATAGATTCTTCATCTCTACTTACTCCTTTTTCCTGTCCATTTGAACCGTTATTCTTTTCTATAAAACAACCTACACTGTTACATCTAATAACAAGTTTGTCATCTCTCTTCTCAGAGTTTGTAAAACTTTTTGCAACTTGGTTGTAGTCTGTGATAACTGCTAGTGGCACTGCTGGTTCCTTACAAACAGCTACCTCATAATGTTCTAACTTTGATAATGCATATGCTATTGAACCGTCTTTCATTCTCATTGGTTCTCTGTCAGCTTTGGTTGCTCCACCAAATGATAATCCCTTATATTCACCAGTTTTAATTTTACTCCATATCTCATTATCCAATTCATAGTCCTTATGAATCATTCCAGTGATTTTTATTGCTGGGTATATATCACCATCTGGACTCTCGTAATTAGCTTTTGCAAAGTTGATACCTTTACCTACTATCCTATTGGAGTGTGTATCACTGATTGGTGCTCCTCTAGCCATCCAAACAGGTAAAACTTTGTATAATTCGTCGACAATTGTAACTTCTCCCTGCTTATCCTTGACTTGGACTGTTAAATAGCCCTCAAAGAACCGTTGATCTGAGTCAACTGGTTCCAAGCTCTTAGTAATAAGTTGGGAGAACTGTAATATTGATTCTTCATCCATGAATGAGTGTCTACCTATTAATATATAAATATTCATGAAAAAGGGGAAAGGGGTGGGTTATTCGCCCAAAATATACCTCTTACTCTTTTTTTGCTTTGGAAACAGCGAAGTCTGCTGCGAAACCAGTGGTCAAACCTATTAAGGCTAAACCAACCTCTCCAATGCCTTCAACTGCAATAGTTTGTGCTATTGCGACTGCTGCAAATGTAGAGATGATTAAAGCACCTGCGAGTTTCCTTGCCGAGTAAGATTCATCTTCTCTATGTAGGTAACCTCTTAGTGTGTTTAACCCTGCACCAACGACTGCTGCGCCAACAGTTATTAATACTGGATCTACCATGAAAATTTGATTTCAAATACTCTTATAAACTTTGTGTCAATCTTTTATAAGCTTACTGACTAAATCTTCCATGTTTGAGTCAGCTTTGTCATGAATTCTATTAGTTTGTCTATCTAGAGCAGTTGCTAAAATAATCATGGCTCTCTGTAACTGCTCCACTTTTTTACAGAGATCACTTTGGGTATTACTCAGTTTTCTGAAAAATGCAAGTAATGTACCTCCTATTCCTAGGATTAATGCTAGTACTATTTCTGTAAATAGACTATCAAGCATTTCAATCATATAAATACGTAGAAATGGATGTATTTAAATTATTCAGCTATTAATGGTTTCAAACGTTTGTCTGCTATCATTTGTAAAATTATATTCGGATCTCTTACCATAATTTCAACGAATTCATCACTAACAGATGAAGAACCACCAATAAATCTTCCACACACATAACAAATATAAAATGTTATATAGGGATTGTTTGGGTCATAATACCCATACGTTTTACTTTTACATTCGTCACAATTGTCATTTTCACTCATGAAATGAAATGCAAACGCTTATTAATAAGGATTAAGTTCCCATTATAATGGGAATAGCTTTTTACGTTTATGAAAACTTAGATGAGTTTGCAAAATGGTATAAAGATAAGGTTGAAGAGAAAAGAGAAGTTAATGAATCATGCATACTTGTATCAGATATGTATATCAAACCAAAAGAAGAAAAATTATTAATATCATTAAAAAATGAAACGTTGTTCAAAAACCCTGATGTTTCACGTTCTATAGCTTGTTATCAAGATTCTAATATTTTAAACTACATAACTGACGAACATATTCTTGTGTTATATGATAAAGTTCAATTTGACCCTAAAAAGAATCAATTACAATTTTATCCTAAAAAAATAGGTAAACCAATGTTAATAGTACCAGTAGGGAGATATTATGGTGATATTCCAAATAAAAAACAAACAATTGAATGGGCTTTCAAATTCTTTGACTTACACGCAAATAGAGTAAATTTTATTCTAAAAGAGAAAAAATAACTATCTTTTATTCTGTGAACCGTCGTTCATTAAAACAGACCAATCTTTTCCTAATTTCTTTTTCATTTTAATCCAGAATGGGTCAGCACCAAACATACCACCTTTCTTATTATATGCTTTAGTGACATTTGCTATTTTTCTATGACAACTCCTACAGAACCTTGCATTAATCTCCTCAATGTGAAATTTATGTTCTCCACAGAAATAACATAATCCATACATTTTATCAGACATTTTTGCCAATAATGGTTCTCTTCCTCGCTTACCAGCACAATCACCACATATTGTAGCTATCGTGGCTGCAGCAACATCCCTTTTGAAACAGTTTATACATATAGCCTCTTTATAATGGTCTACATGGGTATATTCATCGGCTTGATGATTTTTCCAGAGTTTTTTGGTAAAATCATTGTCTCCAGAGTTGTTATTTAATGAAGTTGCCATTACTTACCTGCCAATTTTACTTTCTTCAAAGCATCCTGTAGTATAATGTATATATTGTTACAAGAATAGTGGTTTACACCCTGTTTTCTCGATTCCTTCTTTATCTCTTCTATTGTATCATCAATAGTACTAAAGTTAGGATTATAAACATTGGTTATTGTTTTTGGTTCAACTTTATCCTCTACAACTACACGTTTATTTTTTTTAATTGAATCTACTACTTCATCTGCAATTGATTCTAATCTAATTTTACCAGCAGTGTCTACAGTATCTTTCTTAATTTTCTTTGCCATCTTCCCACCTCCTTACTTGCTCAAACTCCTGTTTAACTAAATCTCTTGCCTCTCTTACAGTCATACCAGCCTTTCTTAACTTGTCAACGGTTTTTGTTTTCTTCCATCCAAAGTCAACTGCGTGTTGTAATGTTTTCTTTACTACTTCAAAGTTGGCTGGTGTAATTCCATCAGGATAACTCTTTTTACTCATACTTGTGCCTTTACCACTTGATGGTGAACCTTGTGCAATTCCACCAATGTCTGATGGTCTTCTATTCTTTGGTTCTCCTTGCATAGATTGTCTTTCCTCTACTGGTGCTGCAGTTCCTCTTCCTCTACCTGTTTTAGCCATAACATCACCCAATAACATATCTTTCAATGGTAATACAGGGTCTTTACTAACTTTAAAGTCTCCTGTGTGTGTTCTTGATACTTCAAAGCCCATTCCTTGTAATGCCATCATATTTTCAATCTCCGTACCTTCAATTTGTAACTGCATTAACTCATCTGTCTCTTCTCCTTGTTTAAGTTTAATATCCCAATCCTCAACACCCAATATTTCAGATAATTTTCTAAAGAATGACTTTAGTAAAATATCTTGACCCCATTTCACTGCTCTATTTGTAATTGTAACTTGTAAACCTTCTTGTGACCAACCAGAAGGCATTTCACCATAATAGAGTGGTAATACACCGTAAATAGCTCCTATAATCTGTCTTAACTCTTGCCTTACTGCTATAAACTCTAATTCTTTTAATGAACCAGTAAAGTCTAACCACTGTGCAAGATTTTTACCACCTTTCTCCTGTTCTACAAGTAATGGGTGTATCATGTATGGGTCTTCGGTTGCTTTTTGTTCTAAAGCATCCCATGACTTTCTAAACGTTTCATAATTACGTGATGCAATAACTAACATACCTCTTGGTGGTCTCATCTTATCAAAGTATTTTCTAACATATTCATCCATGTGTGATAAGGACATTGCCTTTGACCAAATTGAATAAATTGGTGAGTAACCGTAAATTAGAGCTGGTTTATACTTTCCAGCCTTCCAGACAACCTCTCCGTCACCATAAATAACTCTTTTTGGTTGTGGAATACCTAGAGAGTATACAGAGTTAACTTCAAGAACTGCTTTAATAGCTTCAGCTCCACATCTATCACATAATGGTTCTTGTAATCTTCTATCTCGATGTTCAAAACGTGGGCATACCCAAATTTTATTTCTTTTATCATCAAAACCAATTCTACCATCACTGTCAGCTATCATTGCTACTTGTGGTGGGTCTATACGAATAACTTCCTTAATCTCAGTCTTATCATGATCAATTTTACCTGTACTATCGTCAATATAGTAATTTTTCAATAAAAGCATATATGCATTATCAGCTATCTCTAAATCTCTCTCTAATTGTCTAGAAACGTCTTCTATGGTTTGGTTGTTACCGTTAATCGGTTTATCGATTAATTTTTGTAGTACCTTTCGGTTGTGTGGGTCTGGTCTTACAAGTTTGTTACTTCCACACGTATCACACTGCATTAATTGTTTTTTTCCTTCCTCTTTCGCAAGTATCTCTTCGGCATGACTGTCGTCTGGGGTATCTGTTGATAACGGTTTGTATTCAAACTCTTTTCCACAATCACCACATCTGTATTTAAAACGTTCAACAACTTCAAATCCATTTTTGAACATTTCTCTGTTAAGTGTTTCTACAGGTATTCTAATGGCATCAATATTATCTGCTAATTCATAAATCATAATTAATGGGAATGGAAATATAGGTAACTTAGCACCAGTATCGGTACTCATGTAAGGTTGTGCTATACTAGGTCTTGATGTGGTATTTGTATAACTTTTATTAGTGTTTCTAAATACACTCTTAAATTTATCTATAAATCCCATATAAACGTGTTATTACTCTCACTTATAAACTTTGTCAGATTTTGTCAGTTTTTGTATTGTTTTTCACCATGAACTTTACAAAATGGGTTTCTCGAACCATTCATTCTTGCACAGTCACAACTAGACGACTTTGTGTGGGTATGTTCCTTATCTCCACCTACATGAGAATGTTTGGTACCATCTTCGTGTTTATGTTCAACTTTTTCATCTTTAGCCATAATAAATAAATTACCTTTACTTATATAAAGATTAACCCTAGTAGTGTGAGTTTGCATACCTGTAGTAAAGGAGGACTGGTTTAACGAGCCAGCTAGGGCAACTTTATAACCGTTCTATTTAGTATAAAAATATGGTAGAGTTAGAACCAGAAGACTTTAGTGCGTTACTACGTTGGTTTGAAAAAGCATGGGGTAATAAACGACCAGAGGAAATCCCACTTACAGATAGACGTACCTTTTGGAAACTCACGTTCCTGTGCGAAGACCGTCTTCATGAACTTCGTGACGAAATCGATAAAGACGAATAGTCGTGCCGAAGGCACGAGTTTTTTTGGTTGAGGTAGATTTATAAACGTTGACTTCGTAAACGTTTCGTGGAAAAAGTTGTCGGAACCAAATGGAAATACAAATGTTACAAATGTAGCCTGATGTTTGAATCATCATCAGATGCCAAAATGCATACGTTTATATCTGGACATCACCCAACCAAGTTAGGATGAAATCAGGATTATTATTACTTGGATTAATATTCATGGCAACAGGGTTTTTATTGCCTGTAGGAATTGCTCTAATTCTAATATGGCTATACACAGATGTCAAGAAAGACTATCTTGTAACCAAAGATGAAAAGGAATATAAGGAGCAAACACATATGAATTATGAGGAGATGCAGAAATGGAGATAAAATGCGTAACATGTTGGAGAACCTTTGAAAAGGCTGACATTTGTAAATATAATGGAAAGAATACCTGTACCAAGTGTGCAGCCAAATTCTTAAAGTATGCGTTTGGGAGGGAGAAATGAAACTGTGTGAGATGTGCGACAGTCAAGTTCATGTGAGATTATTACAACTTATGAAAAATGGTCAACTATTACATGTGTGTGAGTCATGCATACCAAGTATGTTTAACACAGGTTTTAGGCTTTTGGACTATCCCAATGGTAATATAATACCATGGTCTATGGAAGAGAATTGGGATTGGGTTGTTAAGGTTAAAGAAGGAAGGAGACATGGCAGCAGATCCAATTAGTGATCTTCTCAATCTTCTAAAGGAGAAGTGGCTTCCTGATGAACAGAAGAAGATGATAGAATCTATGATTATACAGTTAATAGAGGAGATGCACGATAATATGGTAAAAGGTGAAAAGAGGGGAGACTTACCGTGGCGATAACCAATAAGGACGTGGAGAATATTATGTGTGTTGCCTGTAATGAGTTAATCAAGGATCACTCTAAGAGAGGGTTAGGTAGGTGTCTGTTCCGTATTCAAGGTACTATGGTTTCAAATGGTCTCTCCCCTTACAAAGCCCATACTGAAGATAGGATTGAGGATCAGAAATGACGAAACGAAAAGATGGTACTAAGAAGTATGGTAATACTGGTATATCATACCGTGTGTTGAGTGAGGCTAGTGGTTGTTCCGTATATAAGATAATGGCTTATGTAAGGATATTAGAACCTATAGTGGATGATTTGAAATGACGTGTTATGCCAATAAACGGTTAAAGTCCAAAAGAGACTTTGAGATGTATCAGATGTTTGGATGTCCTTACTGTGAGAATAATTTATATTGTCCTCCACCTGATAATATAAAAGATGAAAAAGATAAATGCTAATGAGATTAAAGAATTTAAAAAACGTATTCATCAATTACAAAGTTTAATACCTCACTTTACTATATCTGGAAATTTTAAGGTTGAGATAAAGACCTTACAGAAACAAGTTGAGAAACTATCAAAATGGATGAATTTCTAATTTGTACCTTGCCACCGATTTGTATGTATATAAATGTTTAAAAATAGGATTTTCTCTCTACGCACCAGCGGAGTACCGTAAAGTACCGTACTTTCGTGGAATTGTTTTAAAATTTGAAAAAAATAAAAAAAAGAGAAGATTGTTTGAGTTTCGTAAATCGACGACGATTTATTCAGCTACAAACATCGTACCGATACGTGAACATTGCCAGTCGTCTTTAGTTGCTTTTCGTAAGAATGCGACTAATTGCTCTCGGTCTATCACGTCGGTCTCTGGGTGTTTTGAATTGAGTTGTTTTCTCTCAATGATACCTTCGTCTCTCATGAATTCCACGATGGACTCAAGATTCTTGGCATCGACTTTAATCGATTTACCTTTCGATTTTGTGGTCGATGTCTGAAGGTTCAAAACTTCACCTTTCAAGTTATTCAAATCTGCGATAATGTTTGAATCGTGTGATTCTACATCGCTTGATAGATTCTCTAACTTTTTGGCGATTGTCTTAACATCTGTCATTAATCGATTATCGATCTTCATCATATATATATCATGGTATTGTCTGATTTGTCATGACTGGCACGACAGATTGGACATTGTGTTATATCCCTATATCGACTCGTCGTCGTGTATTAATGGTGAATCTGTACACGTCGATCGTCGTAAAAAAAATAATTTTTTGTACACGTCGATCGATCGTCGAACGAATAAAAAAATAAAAAATAAACGTCGATCGTAGAACGATCGTAGTCGATCGATAGTACGACGATACCCTATATAAACGTTCGTCTATCGTTCGATAGAACGTCGTGTGGCACCTACACCATTCGATCGTCGTCGATATCGTTCGATACTACTCGATAGTCGTTCGATAGACTACTACGTATACTGTTCGTTATGCTATTACTATTACTATACGATTCGTATATTGATGGTATAAGGAACTAATACTATACACGTCGACCGTAGTTGTATCTACGATAAATCGATAGACTTATATTACGCCTACGTCGTCACGTATTTCGATAGTATACTACGAATCAAAACACTCGAATCTATGCCAATTACTCTAACGAATAACTACTACTACTACTATTACTATGTCTATTACTATTATTATTATATGATATGTATACCGTAACTAATAGGAGAACACCAACATTTATATTACCACCTCACATAGACCCACCATGGCAAAAACCAAGAATCCGAAATGGTCTTACAGAGTTAGTACTATAGCTAGAGGGATGTTTGAGGTACTTCTAGACGGTACTAAGAGTGGTAAATGTACTATTAGTATAGTCATGCCACAAAGAGACTGGTTCGTAAGAGTTAGAGGATTGACCACCTCTGATTATGCGATACTAAGGGCAACCAGACTCTTAAGATATGATAGAAACACTAAAACGTTTACTATTAGTGACCCACTAGTGATAGGAAAGCTAGCTAGAATGGGTGTGAAACCAACACTAATACGTAC